TTGCCAGATTCTTGGATTACCAGTAATAACTCCTGCAGGTCTTGGTGTATTCCAAGTAGAAAATCCCCATGCACCGGCTCCCCATCCATTACCAATTGTTGTAATATCTGATCCTATATTTATTTGAAATGCTGCACCTGTTGCTGATCCAGAAGTAGTAACTGCTCCTGGTGTTGCAATACTAGATACATCTATTGTAAAATTATTAACGTCAGTAATTGTTTGAATTTCAAATTCTTGAGCCATATTAGAACTTGTGATATTTACAACGTTGACTCCAGTAACTCCTGAAAATGTAACAAAGTCTCCAGCGATTGCACCATTAGATGTTGCAAGAACGTTAACTATTGTTGTGCCTGATGTGAATGTAAATACTGCTGGAATAGTAGTTGATAGAGGTGTGATGTCATAAAAGTTGTTATCGTAATAAGTATATAGTTTTCTATCTGTACCGATGATTGCTAATGAGTCTCCAGCTAAATCTGTATATGTGTGAATATCTCTTGCAGCACCAATTAAGTTAGTACCAACGGCAGGTTGCCATCCACCTATCTTTTCAGGAACGCCGTATCTAAAACGGACCATATCACAATCAACCCAACCGCCTTCTGCTCCGTATTGAGTGTTTTGTTTATCGATTCCTGGTCTAAATTGTAGTTTATTTATTGGCATAAGTTACTTATACCACCGAATATGTTGATTTACACTATTTTAGTGAATGGTGGTAATCCTAACAGAGGTCTCTTATCATATAAATTGGAATCTGCAAACTGTCCATTTACATGATTATAATGCAAAAAAACTTGACCACAGATGTTACCAGTAAACTCTTCTCGCCAATGTTCTAATTCACATCCAGAATACACCAACATATCACCTGGTTCTAGATCCACTCTTATACCTGCTGGTGCATTTGGTTTCATTATATTCTTATATTCATCAATTACATTATTACTTCCTGTTGTATCCAAATAGATGGCCCAAGGATCCCCACCTAAATTTAATGTAGTAGATATCTCACAAGATGGTCTATCTTTATGTCTTTTTAAAATAGAACCTTTCTCGTACACGCGCGCGTACGAGTACGTAGGTATCAAATTAAGTCCTGTCTCTTTCATCATAATAGGCATAACTTTCATTAGTAATGTTTCCATTACAAAGTCAGCATAATGAGAATATACATTTGGAACTTGTTGATCTTTCCAAGTACCTAGCATCCCGTTTTCAGCTACTAGATTATTTGAATACATAAAGTGAACAGCATCTCGTTTAAGTAAAAAATAATTATATATAAAATTAGCAAGATCATAAGATACTGCTTTTTTAATCACTTGATATTTGTTCTGGGCGAAGCTCATAGATTATTCTCCTTTAATAGATTATTTAATTCATTTATATTTTGACCATATACCTTTAACATATCTTCATCATAAATAAAGTCTGGTTTTTCAAAAGGATGATGTTTTAAAGTAAGAACATTAATAACTTGCATAAATTTTGCCTCTTTTGCATCTAATGGCTTATAACATAAAGTTGCATCATACTGCTTACGCTGTAATTCTAAATATCTATTGGTTCCCGTTTGAATTACATTTTCATTAAATGGATGTAAAACAATTGGGCATAATAATCCTAATTCTTCCATTTGACCTTTTACTCTTTTAACAGATCTCTCTATGGGTTTGTGAGTTAAACTTAAATCTTTAAGCTGTTTCATTATAAGTCTATTTTTAAATAGTTGATATTTTGGATAAGCAATCTTATCCATTACACAAACATTCCCTTTTGTAGAAAGTTAAAAGAAACTGATATTCTAATATCGTTAGATTGATTGGTATCTACACAATGATTCAACCATGAAGGAAACATAATAAGGCGTCCTGCAATTGGTTCAAAATGAACTTCATTCCATAAATGTTTAGGAAGTTGTCCTTGTTTTCGTCTTGGTCTTGATATGTTGATAGAAGGTTTAGGATCTTCTACTTTTAAATGTCCACTATTAATTGGAGCTTTAACATAATACACTCCAGACCATAATGAATTAGGATGAGTATGTGCTCTATTATATCCACCTGGAGGATTAATATTGGCCCACATGTTTCCAAGAAAAGGTTCATTATCTAATGATTCATCTTTATAAATAAATTGCTGTGCTTGATATAATATATCTACTAACATTTTATATTCTGGTTTTTCATGCATATCGGTTGGAGAATGCCAACCATTCACATTAGTTTTTTGAACTCCTTTATCTTGTCTAGACCAATTAATAATATTTTGTTCTAATTGTGCATTAAATTCAGGAGTACCTACATCCTTGACGTAAACAGGTGTTGCAAAGTATAATTCTCTGTTCATTTAAATGAAGGACCCCCAAACCACATAACAAGTGATCTTCTGATTCCTCTAGTAATTGGAACAACTCTATGTCTAATAAATGATGCAAAGAAAATAGCTTGACCTTGTTTAGGTCTTGCAATTTTACCATCTGACATTAATTCAAGTCCACCACCTTCAAATTCAGATTCATGTGATAATAAACATGTCATAGATATTTTACGAACGGGTGGTTCTTTTGCACCATTAACATCTGAATCCATATGCCAGTCATAAAATCCACCTGCTGGATATTCTGTATATTGTGCTTGTTCGGTAATTTGTATTCCATCAAAACCAAAATGATTAGCATTGGTTCTTCTTATTTGATTATCAATAATTTTATACATTTCAGGTAGTTTATTAAAGGGGATCCAACTGATATGTGAAGTTCTAACTTTTGTATCTATAGTTCCTCCTTCTTTTGAACCAACTTCTCCTAATTGTTGTGGTTCAGATTTTCCTGCATTTATAATCATTTGACATTGTTCTGGTGTAAACAATGGAGTTGTTGTTTCAACTATTAAACTTTTCCAACGTGGTTCTGTTATTATCATTATGCTCCTCTATTTATAATTGGGTTATAAAGTACATCACAATTTGCTGCTAATGTTCGTCTAGTATCTTGAGTTCCATTAAATGGATAAACACAATGTCTCATATCATATGGAAATATATAAAAGTCTCTTAACTTCATAGGTGGTTGATAATCTACTTTTGCAAATTGACCAGAAGAAGCTCCAAGTATTTGTAATTTTCCATTTTGAGGTGTTTCAGATGCTGAATATTCAACCCCATAAGTATTAGGTAATTTTAAAACCATAACTGAAGATAAACCTGTAAATATATTTCCTTGATGAATATGAACTGGATTATATTCATTAGCTTTCATTTCATTAATCCATATTGAATTAATGTGTGTTTTATAATCTATAATTTTATTAAAATCTAAATAATGATGAAATGCAGTTCTAAACCAATCTAATACATTTTTTGGAAAAAAATTATGTCTTTTCATTTTAGATTCATCATCTCCATCATAAAATAAAGAATGTTCATCTTTTATTTTACCAATAAGTTGACGGTTTGCAGGATTTAATTGATTAAACTTTTCTTCGTAAATTTGATTAATCCCTGTGAAAATATCTAAAGGAACTTCATATCGTAGGATAGATTGTCCTAAAAATATAAAATTAAAATTCATTGTCTTTCTCTATTTAGTCTCTTTTCCGTATTGTATTTTTTCTTTATTATCGTATTTTAATTCACCTGATTGTTTAACTCTTTCAATAGTTTGTAACTGACCCATAGCATTAAACACTTCTGGTTGAGAAGAACCTTGTGTTAATGATTTAACTTTGTTTAAATATACTTGATGATAAGACTCTAATTGATGTTGATTAACATCTTTTGTATTAAAGCTACCATCATCAAATTCTAATTTTAATTTAGACCACATATTAATTTCTCTCATTCTATCTTTTGCAACTAATTCCATATTAGCTTTAGAATAAATCTTTTCATCTAAATCTATTTTATAACATTCTAATTTATATTCATCTGTTTCAGTTTCTACCTTTTTAGTAAGCCATTTAATCTTTGCATCATTACGTCTATAATCAAAAGATAAAGACATTAAATTTTCTAGAAATACATTTTGTTCTCTAACACACTGCCAATACTTTGCAGCTTTACTTGGATGTTTATTATCTTGTAATACGGATACTCTAGCTTCTGTTTCTGTTCTAAATATTTGTTTTTTAGTCCAAGTATCACGAAGTTCATCAACTAAACCTTTAAATGTTTTAAGATCTGTTGGTTCAAGAAGATTATTAAGATGTGTTTCTTCTTGTTGAATAAGCGACTTTATATCTCTCTTCTCTGTCATTATGACTTATATATACTATTTTAAAGAGATGTAAAGGTCTACGAAGTAGCAAGTGTTATAGTTGCATTACCACCTGTAAATTCTTCTGTGGCTGCTGTTGGAGAAACATTACCACCAGCACCTAAAGCTGAAGTTTGAGTACCTGCTCCACCTAATGTAGCTCTAGCAAGATTTAAATTTCCACCAGTTGTCCAAGAAGTTCCATTATATGATTCTGTAGCTGATAAATTAATCACACCATCAGTACCACCAAAAGCTAAAGCCGCTGTTTGTAATCCTGCTCCTCCTGCTCTAGATCTTGCTATTGCTAAAGATCCACCTGCTGTCCAACTTGTTCCATCGTATTCTTCTGTCGATGCTGTATTAGGATCTCCTCCAAAAGCTAAAGCAGAAGTTTGAGTACCTGCACCTGCAGGAAAATATCTTGCTGTCCCTAAATTACCACCTGGTGACCAAGTTGTACCATTATATTCTTCTGTGGCTGCTGTTGCTGGAAATCCACCAAAAACCACAGCAGATGTTTGAGTACCTGCTCCTGCAAAATATCCTCTTCCGGTTGCCATTGTTCCTCCAGCTGTCCAAGTAGTTCCGTTGTATTCAAAAGAAGATGATACACCAGGATGTCCACCTGCCCCTAGAGTAGAAGTTTGAGTACCTGCTCCAGCCAATCCTCTTGATGCAGAAGGTAAGTTTCCACCATTTGTCCAACTTGTTCCATCATATTCTTCTGTTGCTGCTGTAAGAGGTTCTCCACCAAATAATATACCTGCTGTTTGCGTACCTGCTGCTGTTGTTTCACCTCTACCTGTACTTAAATTCCCACCCGTCGCCCATGCCCCAACATCAGCATATCCTTTTAAAGTATTAGATGTAGTATTATACCAAATCTGTCCTATAGTTGGATTTGCTGGATCCGAGCTTACGATTAAAATATTTTGTCCTTGTATGTTTGTATATGTTGCCATGTTTATGTTCCTGTTACTGTTTTAGCTACAACTGTTGATCCACCTGTAAATTCTTCTGTATTTGTAACAGGAACTGCTGTAAGACCCCCAATAGCTAACCCCGCTGTTTGAGTACCTGCTCCTGCTAGAGCACCTCTTGCTGTTGCTAAATTTCCTCCTGCTGTCCAACTTGTTCCATCATATAATTCTGTAATATTAGATGGAGGATATGCTCCAAATGCTAAAGCTGCTGTTTGAGTTCCACAACCTGATATAAATTGTCTTCCAGTTCCTAAATTTCCACCTGCTGTCCAACTTGTTCCATCGTATTCCTCTGTTTGATTTCCTGGAGATGCAGATCCTCCAAAAGCTAAAGCAGTAGTTTGTAAACCACAACCCCATAAATATTGTCTTCCAGTTCCTAAATTTCCACCTGCTGTCCAACTTGTTCCATTGTATTCTTCTGTTGCAGTTCCTGGTCCAGAACCACCAAATGCTAAAGCAGATGTTTGTGTACCTGCTCCTGCTAAAAATTGTCTTGCCGTTCCTAAATTTCCACCTGCTGTCCAACTTGTTCCATCGTATTCCTCTGTTTGATTTCCTGGGGCCGTATCTCCTCCAAAAGCTACAGCTGTTGTTTGAGTTCCTGCTCCATTTAAAGCACCTCTTGCTGTTCCTAAATTTCCTCCAGGTGACCAAGAAGTTCCATTGTATTCTTCTGTAAAATTTAAAGTAGGATATCCACCTATACTTAAAGCTGCAGTTTGAGTACCTGCTCCAGCATTATTAGCAGTTGCATTTGTTAAATTCCCACCCGTCGCCCAAGCATCTGTTTGTTGAATTCCAACTTTTAAAAGATTAGAAGTAGAATTAAACCACACCTGTCCATTTTGTGGACTTGTTGGATCTGATGCCAGATACTGGACTTTTTGTCCATATGTTCCGTAATAAGTAGCCATAAAATTTTACTCTAAAACTATATTTTCTGGTCTTCTGTTTAAAGAATTGTTTTTCTGATCTTCAGGTAAAGCATCATAAGCAGCTTGAGCTTTTGCAACTTCTGCATCAACTATCGCTTGCGCTTCTGATTTTGTTTTGAAAGATCCAGCTACTTTAAATACCCAAAGATTTGCATCTTTGTTATTCGCTGGTATTCTCCAAACATTACCTGGCAATCCAGAAATATTAAAGTTAGAAGATTCACCAATTTCAATGAACCCCTTTCCCCAATTCTCCGCTGTACAGTATTTATATGCCATGTTTCCTCCTTAATTAATTAACTAAATGATATTGTCTTATTAACATTAACTGGTCCACCTGTAAATTCTTCTGTGGCATTTGTTGTTGGAGTACTTGCAGCTGTTTCTCCTCCAAAAGCTATAGCTGAAGTTTGAGTTCCTACTCCTCCAGTTCCAGGAAGTCTTCTTGCTGTAATCATATTTCCACCAACTGTCCAACTTGTTCCATTATAAGATTCTGTTATTGCAGCTACTGTTGCTGTTGCTGTGTTTCCACCAGAGAATAAAGCTGCAGTTTGCGTTCCTGCACTAGCTCCATAACCTCTTCCAGTTGATAAAGATCCTCCTGCTATCCAAGAAGTTCCATCGTATTCTTCTGTTGCTTGAGATGCTCCAGGAGCACTACCAAAAGCTAAAGCAGATGTTTGTAAACCTGTTCCCCCTAATCCACTTCTTGCAGTATTTAAATTTCCTCCTGCTGTCCAAGAAGTTCCATCGTATTCTTCTGTAAGTGATTCTGTTAGGTATCCTCCAAACGCTAAAGCAGATGTTTGAGTTCCTGCTCCTCCAAATTCTATCCTTGCATTTGACATACTTCCACCCGCTGTCCAAGATGTACCATTATACTCTTCTGTATTTGCTAAAGAAGTTATAGGGGGAAATCCTAAAATTCCACCGAAAGCTAAAGCTGTAGTTTGAGTACCTGTTCCTGTAAAAAGTTGTCTTCCTGTTCCTAAATTCCCACCCGCTGTCCAACTTGTTCCGTCGTATTCTTCTGTTGCTGCTGTAACTGCTGCAGGTCCTGCTGGTGCACCACCAGCAGCTAAAGCTGATGTTTGTGTTCCTGCTGCTGCCATTCTTGATCTTGCAGTTCCTAAATTCCCACCCGTCGCCCAAGCACCTTGCACCTCTGTCGTATATTCAAATGCTTTTGCTGTTGTGTTGTAAAATACTTGTCCAGGATCCCCTGGTGATGGATCTGATGCTACTGTTTGAACAGCGTAACCATTTATACCTTTATAAGTAGCCATGGTTATTTATTCTCCAATAACCAACCTTGTACTGATGAACCTGAATAGATAAGTGTTAAACCTGCACGTTCAACGGATACAGTTAAATCTGAAGCGTCGCCTTGAATTTTGTTTCCATTTCTTCCTACTGTAAAATTATTAGTATCAAATGTTCCAGCATAATCAATAAATGTTACAAAATCACCTATCGTTGGTGAAGCTGGTAATGTTGCAGTAATTGTTGTTGAAGTTGTATCTACAAAATATCCTTCTTTAACTGTAACGTTAAAGTTTGCAGTTTTAATGGCTTGCCATGCTGCTCCGCCTGATACAGTTGCGAAAGATAAATTTCCTGAACCGTCGGTTTGAATAACTTGATTTGCGGTTCCTGTTGCAGTTGGTAATACTAATGTGTAAGAAGATGCAACTGTTCCCGCTGCCTTAAGTCCTACGTATTGTCCACCTGTTGTATCTTGAAATCTTGCCTCTCCTGTTGCACCTATGTTTAAATTTGTACCATCCCAAACTAAATTAGCAGAACCACCAAATGATCCAGCATTATTAAACTGAATTTGTGTATCAGATCCGCCTGGATTTGCTGATACTGATGGAATTGCTGAAATAACTGAAGTTGTTGCTGGATCTACGATAACATAGTTTTTAGAACCTGTTCCAATAGATACAGTTGTAGAACCACCAGATGAAATAGTAGCTGTTGCACCTGAATTGTTTATGATGACATAATCTTTTTCTATATTTGGAACTGAAACTGTAACTGTAGTTGCTGATAATGCTCCTGATAAAATAATTGTTTTATTTCGTCCCGCTTCATCTGTGAATGTCGTAGAAGTTGCATTTGATGTAAATGCTAATGTAGTATTTCCTGTTAGTGTTATTGTTACAACACCTGAAATCGCATTATCTATTTCTTGTAAATTGACGTTAGTTAATTCTCCCCATGTTCCGGAGTTTTCGCCAGTTGCTTGTAGGTTTAAACCTAAATTACTAAATGTGCTTGCCATATTAGATTCTCCATATCACTTTTATTAAGTTATATCAACCCAGTTTTGTCCTGTCGTTGGGTTTATAGCAGACCAGCTTTGACCTGTTGTTGGATTTATAATATTCCAGCCATATATAATAGGGCTTCCTGAACCTACTGTCAATTGATTTGAAGAAGCTATTATTACCTGATCTGTTGAAAGTATTACATTTCCAACCCCTACCGTTACTTGATTTCCTGTAACAAAATATCTTGATTCTATGTTAACAGTGCCTACATTAACCGTTACACTAGAGCCGGTAGCCGTGACTCCTAATCCTAGTGAAAAAGTAGGATTACCAACTTGAACATTAACTTGATTACCTATTACATCTACAAAGTTTTTACCGCTTATTTCAACATTTCCAACGGATGTGACAACACTTGAACCTGTCGCTTGAATAACTGTTGGTAATTGAATAACAACTTGACCAACTCCTATTTGAACGCTTGAACCAGTTACTGTAAATACATCATCTAAACTAAATGAAACAGTTCCAACAGCCACATCTAATTCTTCACCAACAACTGCATCGGTTACTGATCCACCAGCAAGAATATTTGGACTTTGAACAAGTAAATTTAATAAATTTGTGGTCGCATCAACATTAGATTTTGCAGTGACAATGGCATCACCAATCGTTAATGTTAAATTATTTCCTGTAACTTCTACAATTGCTTTACCAGCAAATGTAATTGTACCTGTTTCAACTTGTAAATTATTTCCGGTTAAAGCAACTTCTGCTTTACCTACTATAGAAATGGTTCCTGAATTTAATGATAGAGCAT